TTGCCCGACTTCATCAACCCAACCATATTTACCAAAATGTAGGTCGGTAGGTGAAAGAACAACAGCAAAATCTCCTTTACTTTTACTTTTAGTACGCTTTACGGAAGCAGGTTTCCACTTTTGTGCAATCTCAAGAAAATCTTTCTTAACTGTCTCGTTAAAGTAGTTGTATTTCATGGCATCTTTCTCAACTTGTCGCCATTTTTTGTGTTCTGCCTTTTTCATAATCTCTATTTTACGCATGGCGAGTATTTCATCAACCAAATCGTCAACAGTATTGTTTTCTACTTCTCTATTTGTAAAAGGCTGCATACCATGAGTCCATTTGTTGACTCTAACATATTCACTAACCCAAGTAGGTGGCATCTCAAACTCTCTAGCCATTTCTTCTACTGTTAAGTTGCCACCTGTGTGAGAATAAGCCTTTTTCATAGCCCTGTGTTTTTCTCCCTCTACTACATAGAAACCATCTAACGCTTCCATAACTACAAGGTACTTATCTGCCGCCTCATCATAATATACTTTAGTATGATTAGTTTCAACATTGTGATATTCTTCTGTTTTCTTGAAAGGGTCGTTTCCTTCCTTCATCCATCTCTGAATACTACATCTCCACGCATTCTTTGTACGCTTTGGTTCTATTTCGTGTAGAAACTCAGCAAACTCACTAATATTAGTAAAACTTCTATCTTTCGCAAACTTCTCAATGAGGTCTTTGCCTCCATGCACTCTTCGCATAAACAAGAATAATTTGAAGGGATATATAAGTATTAGCATAATAATTTCTATTAAGTTGGTGTTTTACAAAATAAATAAACCGCTAGACTGCTAGGCTATGCGTAATTATTTTTATTTCTTCTATAATATGTTTGGTAAACCCCCACCCACTATAATAGTTAACGTAGTTAACTTCTCTACATTAAAGAAAAAAATAAAAAAAAATAAAAAAATGCCGCAGTAAAGCGTTTTATTCTTTCAGTAAATTACAAAAACATTAAAAAAAATAAAAACGAACTATTAAACGTCAATTATACTCTCGATATGTTATGGCAGAGCGTAGCAGGTGGAATATATTTCGTGGAAACACCAAAAAAGAGAATCCTAACCCAATTATACAAAGAGCAGGTATGATGATAGAACCCTTCAATCAAGTGGCGGGCGTACCGGATATTGTACGTGATACTGAAAGATTGAGAAAGGACAGCAATCATGACAATGAGTTTGACCTTTATGATAGTATGTTAAAGTTAGACCCCGAACTAAACGGTGCTGTTCGTGCTGTTTCTCTTACGGCTAACAACTATGAGATAAATTATGCCAACGGTAGAAATGCTCAGATAAGAGATGCAATACGTGAGTTAGTAGAAGAGACGCTTGACTTCGATGATATTATGATTAACGCTATGCGAAGTCTTATGGTTTACGGAAATGACATAAACAAAATAGTCGGCAAACAAGGTGTTGGTATTACTGACATACAAAGTTTACCCGTAAAACAAATTACCATAGTTGATGAAAGAGGTGGTTTAGGTTCTTATTTCGTTGCTGACGAAGATAATCCAATCATCAATGCTAACATCTATATGTTGAGAGAAGGTACATCCTATGAACGTGCTATACCAAAAAATGAAATACTACACGTTAGAATAGATTATCGTTCTAATTGGTTTACTGATAATAAATTACGTCGTACCTATGGTATATGGGGCGCTAGTAGATTTACATCATTAAAACAACCAATACGAATGAAATATAACAGTATGAACAACAGAGTTTCTTTAGAGGACTCTATGACAAAACAATTTATTACAATAGACAAATCTGCTATCGAACACATACAAGACCCCGCAGAACAAAACCAAAGACTGCAACATATTATGGATGAGGTTATATCTCTATTCGAGGGACTGCGAGGCGACCAAATACCTGTGCTACCACATTACGTAGAGTTACATCATGTAGATGTTGGTAACAGTTTACCAAATAACACAGGATTCTTAGACACAATCAATGCTGATATTGCGGCTGTGTTACAAGTGCCTAGAGTTGCGGCAGGTCAAGAGAAAGGCTCTACATTCGCAGCAACATTCAATGCTAACCTGTGGGCTGTGCAAGCAATTAGTCGTATGCACAGAATCTTGAGCGAATCAGCAACAAAAATATTTATGACGCACTTAGACTTGTTAGGTATAAAATACCGCAAACAAGATTTACCAACTATTAAGTTTGAGGCTATGGATAGTGAAACACCACTAAACATAATGCAAAGAACAGTAATGGGTTACAACGCAGGTCTACTTACACTAAATCAATCTTTAGATAATCTTAACTTACCAAGTGCGGGTAGAGAAGGCGACCAAAGAAAGAATGTAGAAACACCAAATAATGTAGGCGAACTGCCTAGAGAGAATACACAGGATGGTGCAAGCGATAGTATGGAATGATTATTACTTAGTAATATTCTATACTTTTTTATTTTTTTTGGGGTCTTTCATAGGAGTATTAATAAGACATGGTGCTGGTGCGAATAACATGGCAAGAATGAAAATGAGTAACCCCAATGAGTATTTGATGCTTACTTTTGGACTAGGTGTTGTACTTGCTTGGGTTGTTATTGCCGCCACCGCTTCATATTACAGTATAGTTGAAGAAAGGGATATTACAGACAGTCAACTAACAGTTATTGGTTTGCTGGGTGGTCCGGCACTTCTTATCATAACTAGCGTACTTGATTTATTCAAGGGTAAAGAAGGCGCAAAAATCAACATTCTACCCGACCAACTAGCAAGCGACGTTACAGCATCGGAAGCAATAGATAATCACACAAGAATGCTCGAAGAACTTAAATTAAAACATGACCTAGATTTAGAAAAGATGCAAAAACAACATAATTTAGACATGGAAGCATACCAAATCACAAACAATAAAGTTACTGCAAAGAAAGGTGAATAAAAATGGCTTTGAGAGTTAGTATAGAAGCAAACTTTGGATTAACTTGTGCAGAAGCACACGCAGTAATAAGAGAGTTTAGGATGGATAAAGAAGTTGCAGAGGATGGTACTAAATCTTTTACAATAACTTATGGTGGTTTAGTTTTTATGGATGCAAGCGCATACACAAGTGATAAATCACCAATCACAGGATTTAATTACCAATTTCCATTAGATGTAACTGATGGTGCAGACCAAGAAAACTTACTAAAACAATGTTATCTTAACTTAAAAACACAAGAAGGCTTCACAGAAGGAGTTGATGTTTGATGAATAATAGTATCTTTTGTGGGTTTTGTGTTATGGGTGATTGCTCAGAATGTCCTGTGTCTAAAGATTAGGTTAATAAGACATTCCTAATCTCCAAGAGTTATGTCATGTGGCTGCGGATGCGGTGGTGAAAAAGTTGCTTATGAAGAATGGGGCGAAGAAGATGTTACTGCGGCAGAATATCAAGGCCGTAAAGTTACTCTTAACAAACCATTCCGTACATCAGGCGCTAGTAAAAAGTTCGGAGTTTATACTAAAAATGCTAACGGTAATGTAGTTTTAGTAAGATTTGGCGACCCTAACATGGAAATCAAAAGAGATGACCCTGATAGAAGAAAAGCATTCCGCAGTAGACATAACTGTGATAATCCCGGCCCAAAATGGAAGGCACGTTATTGGTCTTGCAGACAATGGCGTGGTGGTAAAAAGGTAGAAGCAGGTATGGAAGATTACATATTTTCAACACCCGAAGGAGCAAGACAAAAATCAATGGACATAGGTTTTGGTGGCGAAATACACAGCGATAAAATGGCTGACGGAACACCTATGTATTTTCCCGGCCCTAACGAAGAAGAGTTTCAAATGTGGTTCGATAAAAATGATTCTCACGATGCAAGCGCATCAGAGTGCAATTGCGGTAACGTAGAAGCAAAAGACGCAGACGACCCTTGTACAGAAGGTTACGAACAATATGGTATGAAAATGAAAAACGGTAGAAAAGTTCCTAATTGCATACCTATCGCAGAGGCAAAAGAAATGAAGAAAAAGGCTGATGCCGTAGAAGCAGCACTACCTAAACCTATGGGAGATGAATCTCACGATGAGTTCATGAGTAGGTGTATGGGCGATTCTAAAATGAACGAAGAGTTTTCTAGTGAAGAACAAAGATATGCTGTATGTATGAGACAGCATGAAGGTCATGAGTTCGATGAACAAGCATATTACAAAAAGAAAGAGGATGAAGAAGCATCTTATCACGGCTCATGTGATGTTGGATATGAAATGAAAGACGGTAGATGCCAAAAAGTAGCAGTTACTTTAGAGTTAAAACTAGAAGAGATAGAGGCAAAACTTATTGCTGAAACAGGTAAGACTGTTTACGAAATACGTGGTATAGCATTCCACGAAGGCATGAATAAAAATAACTGGTCTTTAACAATAGAAGGCGCAAAAAATGTCGCATTACAAATGAAAGATGCAGACTTAACATTATATCACCCTGCCGCAAATAAAGAAGGCGCAGGATTTACAAGAAATGAAGATGGGATAGAGGAATCTAATGTAGGTAGAATAGTTGGCGCATCATTCTTCAAAACAGAAAGTGGTTACGAAGTAAGGTATGTCGCTCACGTTTACCAAACAGAATTATTCCCAAGTTTGGCATCCGGCCTATGGAAAGAAGATGGTTACGGAGTAAGTATTGGTGGCTCCGGTGTACCTGTCTCTGCTGATGAAAATGGTCTTGTTTTTGGTGAAGATTTCACTTTTGACCACTTAGCATTGGTTGTAAAACCTGCATATGAACGTGCAAACGTAGAATCAATAGAGAAAATAACAGTAGAGGAAGAAATGATAGCCAGTAAGACAACCTTTATAGGTCATTCAATCTCTGACCACAATCAACCAACGGTGATTGCTATGACCGAAACAGAAAATACAGAAATAGATTATGAAGCAAAAATTGAGGCTATGCAGGCTGAGTTAGTTTTGGCTAACAGTCGTGTGGCTGAGTTCGAGGCTGAAGTGGCCGCAAGAGCAGAAGAAGAAAGAATGTCTTTAGTTACTAAAGCATCAGACTTAGGAATGTCCGGTCACGATGACCTTTCTACTTCTACATTAGAAACACTTATCGCATCTTGGGAAGCGTCTCACCCTGAGCCAACCCCAGTAGAGATGACACCTATCGCATCTGAGACAAAACCTGTTGAAGAAGTTGTAGAAGCATCAGAGAAACCACAAGTAGCAAACTACTTGAATGGAAAAATGGTTTCTAACGATGAAGAAGTTTACGCAAAGGCATTTAACCTTTGGGCAAACACATGGAACAAAACACTCGCAGGGGCAGAAAGAACAACAATGAAAGCCCCTTCGTACAATGATATTAAGGAGATGAGATAAAATGGTAGCATATTCAGGAAACGACCCAGTACACGTAGTAGATATACAAGAAACATTCGCAAGCAAAGGACTAGTTATTAAATACCACGCAGACGGTATTCTAATGACAGCATCAGTAGACGATACACCAATCGGCTACACAATGGCAGAATCAAGCCGTGATGCAGATTCAGCATTGGAAGCAGCAGGAACAGGAACAGTATCAATCCTTCCTCTTGACGGTATTTGCTACCTAAAACTAGCAAACGCAATTGCATCCCCTAAGTTCGGGATTCCAATTTACCTTTCACAAACAGCAGACGAAAACGGCTGTGTAGATGACGATTCATCTAACTCAGCAACTTTAGTCGGTTACTACTTTGGCGGAGAAGCAGCGTTGTCTGCGGGAGATTTTATTCCTGTATCTTGTTAGATATAGATTAAATTATAGGAGATGAATGATATGAATAACACATTAGAAGAAATATTAAACCCAACAGCAGCAGTCGGACCTTTCTCAGTTGGAGATGCAGTCCTAGAGCAAACTCTAAGAGACTTTATCCAACTACAATCTAACACAATCGCTATCGCAACTGATTTAGTCGGTGTTCGTAGCGTACCTTGGTTAGAGTTTAAGTGGTACACAGGAGTTGTAGGCTCTTTCACATACCCACTAGATGATGTAGCACTAACAGACCCAACCAACCTTGGAACTGCTAACTACACAACCAAACTTGAGAAGGGACAAGGTAGAGTTACTTTCTTGGATGCAGTACGTCTACGTGGTGAATCCTTTGAGAACATTGACCGTCAACAACTTGCTATCGTAAGAGCAAGGGCTGACACAATTGACAACCACATCCTAACAAAATTATATGCGGGTGCAGGTGCAACATCAGTTACAGCAACAGCAGTATTCGGAAGCGGTTCAGCAGACGAAGAAGGCGACATCCTAAGTGCTATGGACAATATCTTTGCAGAAGGAAGAGTAAGTGGAAACGAACCACTTGCACTAGTTCTACCTGCTGACAAGAGAAGTGCTATCCTAAACACAACATTATACGGAAACGTAGTTGAGTCACTAGGCGACCACTTGGCTAGAATCGCAAACCTAAGCATCTACTACACAAGAGATTACGGAAGCGGTAACGCTATCGGTAACGATGCTATTATGATGATTCCGGGTGCAGATACAGCAGAGTTCTTTACATACAACGGAGAAGGATTTACAGAAACCGAGTTGACAAGATTGCCGGGCGTTGGATATGACTGGTTATTAACAGGTTACATGGGAAGCGTTATCCACGAACACCAAGATGGTGCTTCATCGGGTACTAACAAAAGAATCCTAAAGATAACCGGAGTACGTTCCTGAGATTGGAGCGTGGTTAGATGCCTAAAGCAACTAAAAAGACTTCTACTAAGAAGGACACAAAGCCAAAGGCGGCTGCAAAGAAAAAGCAGCCGTCTAAGGCTTCACTTGCCTCTAAACTAAAAGACGCAGGTATCTTGTTGCCCGAATCAGCAGATGTCAAAGAAATGGAACACCGTTTGAAACATTGGAAAGCGGGTAAAGGTTACTTGATTAGATTACATCGTAACGCAGGTTCTAGATATAAAGACCATCCTCTTGCTTTGTTAAACGCACCAAGAAAGGCACTTTACTGGCTTCCACCGAGTGATATGACTGATAGGATAATTGCTACAAAAAGAGTAGTTGTACTAGGTCGTTCAGAGAAACCTTCATCAAACACCGTATTCATAGACGTACCATTGGACTATGAGTAGAGGTGAATGAATGTCATTTGATGTAGGGGAATTAGTAGTAGATGACGAAGCAACAGTACTAGACACTAATATATCTGCTAGGCAAATAAGAGATTTACTTAACAGACCTAGAGGTTTGAATAGTGCTACTATTGTAGAATATCTAAACATACGTATTCCCGAAGTGCAGAAAAAAGTAAGAAAGGCAGACTATGTGGGCGTAAACTCTACAAATGCACCGCTTACTTCACATATAGAGGGCGCTATCAAGTTCTTAGTTTGTGTAGATTGCCTAAGAGTATTAATTGACACAATTCCCTCTACTGTACCGGAAAAAGAACAAGGCACAGCAGATATACGTTACAATCAACAATTAGCCTCATTCGAGAGGCAAGCAAAGTCGCTATTAAGTGCAATAGAAGAGAAAGGCGGCACAGCATTTTATACAAAAGCCACAACTGCTAGAGTAAGCGGTACTACAAGTGGTGAATTGTCCGGCTCTCTCTCTTCGCAATAGAGGTGAGATAAATGGTAGGGACAACATATTTTTGGCAAGGTAGTGCTAATTCTAGCCCCAACGACGGAGACAATTGGTTAGACCCATTAGACCCATTAGGTCCTTCAACTGGAACTGCACCGGCAGATGGCGATAGTATAGTCTTTGATTCTACATCTGATGGTAATAATGATTGTCAATTCGATAGTGCTAACTTCCCTATTAGTGGTGAATTAGTAGATGTTACTATTAGTGCTAATTTTACAAAGAGTATTACTACTAGTACAACTACTAGTATTAACTTAGATGGTAAGTTAGAAATAAATGTTGGTGGAAAAATAAAACCAACACATTCTATGACATTCGATTTCAATACCGCAGGTACTACAACAGTATATGATGGTAATGGTGACTCTTACACACACAAACCGCTAGTTATTTACAATGTAGCAGATAGTATGTTTCATAGTGAAAGTGCTAGGGCATTAGTTACATTTAACTTTGGCGCACTAAATCTCAGTATGATAGACGGTATATATCCTAATATTACTTTTACGGGAACAATATATGCTAAATCTATCTACTCAGATACTTCTAGAACATTACACAACACATACGGTTCTGTTGATATATTAGATTTTAATGGTGGTAATGTTTCTTCTTCTGACTACGACATCTACGATTATACCAAAGAATACCTATTTGAAGGTACTCTGACGGCCATTGGAGAGTACTTTAGGTTCGGACATACTACCGCTAGATTTAAGACGCTTAAAACATCTTCTTATGGCGCACTTAATTTTCCCGTTACTGGCTCTACAAACTTTGGTAATACTACAACAAAAAACTTTTACGCTCAATATAACAAACTACAAATAGAAACAAACGATGTTATAGATAATTATTGGAAAATACCTGCTGGCCTTACATTAGAATGTAATGAGTTAGTCATAAAAGATGGTGGGAGGATTTATGGTGAAGTTGGTACTGATAACAAAGCCGCATCTATAAAATGTGTAAAAAGACCTACCATTAGGGGCGATTGGAACTTTAGGCAAATAGCAGATGGTGTTTATGAAACCATAGGTGCTTTTAGTAACACGCCAGTATTTCATGGCGGTACAGGTAGACAAACCCTAGAGAAAAATGCAGTTCTTTATGGTAATGGTATGGATGATATAGGACAGTTAAGTTTAGGTTCCGCAGGTGATGTCCTAGCAGTAAATAGTGGTGGGACA